TCCACTCAGATTCGCGGCATGGCCCCGATCACGCCACAGACCACAACGCAAACTGGCACGGCAAACACTGGCTTGTCTCCGCTGTCTCAGTTGGCGGCGGCTGGTGCTGCGGCTGCTGGCCTGTACAAACAGTTTGGCACTTAAAAATTAGGGGCACAAAAAATGGCATCACTTCAAGACATGGCTGGCAGCTACGGGCTGCTGAGCTACCCCGGCTCCCAGATGTTCCCGACTGGCGTTCAAGTAACCCCGGTTCCGGAGCAATCCCCCATGACGGCCGTCGCGCCAGAAGCGCCTGCGCCTGCCGACCGCTCGCAGCAGCTTCTGTCCTTGCTCCAGAAGTACCAGGGCAGCGCCGAGAGTCCCTACCGCGCAGAGCTGGAGGCGGCTCGCAAGACTTCAACGGCCGAGACAGAGGCTTTCCAAAAAATGCTGCAAAGCGCCATGGAAGGTCAAAAGGAAAGCGGTCCATCGAAGGCGGAGATGTATTTCCGCCTGGCCGCTGCATTTGGCACGCCAGGCAAGACCGGCAGCTTCTTTGAAAACCTGGGCACGGCGGGCAACGTCATGGCTCAGTACCAGAAGGAGGAGCGCGAGGCGAAAAAGGCAAGCGCGGCCAGCAGGCTGCAGCTTGGCCTGGAAGCGCAGAAGATGCGCATGGCCGGGGCCAAAGACGACCTGACAACACTGCGCCAGCTCGCGGGCGAAGAGATGAAGGACCATCGCGCAATTGCGACAGAGCTGATCAAAGACTACGTGAAGTCCGGCCAGCCTCAGTCGAGCGCAGGCAAGCAGGCTCTGGACGAGGGCTTGCGTCCTGGCACGCCTGAATACCAAAAGCGGGTGTCTCAGATTGCCGAGCTGAATGTGGAGCGGCAGATGGGGCTGATCAATTCGCAGCTGGCCAACATGGGCTTGCAACAAGCCAACGCTGCCTTGCAGCAGCAGAAGTTTGGCTTCCAGCAGGAACAGGCAGCCAAGCTGACGGCGCCCGAGATGAAGCTCAAGACCGAAACAGAGGACTTGCTGGCGCAGACGGCGCAGGGCTATCAAAACATCAAGCGTGCGCTGGAGCTAAATCCGAAAACGTTTGACACCTCACTGGTGGACACAGCGCAGCGTAAGGCGCTCGAAGCCGTGGGCAGCAAAGACCCCAAAGTGGCCAACACTCGCGAGCTGGAAAACCTGCTGGAAAAAGCCGCTTTGTCGCAGCTCAAAGCCACGTTCCCCGGTGCGATTTCGAACGACGAGCGACAAGCCCTGCTGGCAACGCAAGGTATGGCGGCAAAAAGCATCGAAGAGCGGGGCCGCATCATGCGCAACGCAGCGGATGCCATGAAAGCAATCTACGCTCGCAACAAGAAGCGCCTCAACGATATCAACCAGGGCGCATACCGTGCAACCCAAATCCCAGGGGATGAATGATGGTCGACAAAGTAAAAGGCGCTGCACGGGCGTTTCTGGGCCAAGGCCTGGGCATGGGCTGGGGCGACGAGGCCGAGGCCTTCTTTCGCTCAAGGCTAGGTAACGAGAAATACGAGGACGCGCTGCAAAAAATCCGACAGGAATATGCGCAGTACTCCAAGGAGGCCCCCATCGCCTCCACCGTGGCCGAGTTTGGCGGCGGCATGGCCCCAGCCCTTGGCATGATGTTTTTACCCGGTGCACAGGCTGCCGGGGCCGCACAGGCGCAACGCACCACCGCTGGCACCTTGGCCCGCCTGGCTGGTCTTGGCGCGGCCACAGGGGCTGTGTCGGGCGCTGGCTCGGCCGTTGAGGGCGACCGGCTGAGCGGCGGCGCTGCAGGGGCCACGTTGGGCACGGCAATTGGCCTGGGCACCCCTATTTCGCTTCGCGGTGCACAGGGCGCTGTCTCTTGGCTGCGCGACCGCTTGGCCCCCAGCGAGGCGGTGATTGCGTCCCGAGCAGGCGAGAAGCTTTCCGGGGCCATGAAGGAGTCAAATCTGACGCCCCAGCAGATCGAGCAGATGATGGTCCGTGATCGCGCCATGGGCGTGCCAAGCACCGTGGCCAACGTGGACTATGCCCTCGCCGATTTGGCCGAGGCTGTTGCGCAACGCACCGGCAAAGGCACGCGCAAGGTTGAAAAAACGCTCAGCCAGCAAAAGGCTGGGGCACGCGAGCGCACGTACCAACAGGTGGCCAAAGGCCTCAAGCCTGGCGACTACTACGCAGACGAGGCCAAGCTGGTGCAGGACCTGCGCAGCAAGGCCGGGACCATGTACGACGAGGCTTATGCATGGGGCGATGTGGATGACCCGCGCATCGTTGAGGCGCTGAAGAACCCGCAGTTCCAGTCGTTTTTTGCCAAGGCCCGCAGCATTGCCGACACAGAGGCTCAGGCTGCCAAGCTGCGCGGCGAGGACCCCAGCCGATTTGCGCTGCCGGAGATTTACAAGCCCACCGGCAAATTCACTGAAAGCGGCGCTGAAATCCTGGAGCTGACCAAGCTGCCCGACGTACGGACACTGGACTACATCAAGCGCGGAATTGACGCCAGCATTGAATCCGGGTTCCGTGGCCAAGGCATGTCCACAGCAGAGGCAAGCGCCCTGCGCAGCTTGCGTAAGGAATTTGTGAACGCCATCGACGAGAACGTCCCCGCCTACCGTGCCGCCCGACAGGAGTACGCTGGCGACATGGAGGTGATCGACGCCATGCGAGCGGGCCTGTCTGACTTTGGCAAGCTCGACAGCGAGCAAGTGGTCAAGATGGTGGCGGGCATGGGCAAGGCCGAGAAGGAGGCCTTTCGCACAGGCGTTGCGCGGAGTCTTTACGGCAAGGTCATGGACCCATCGACAAACTTCAACGCTGCAAGCCGCATCATCAACTCGCCTGAAACCGTCTCCAAGTTGCAGCCGCTGTTTGACGACCCGGCCCACTTCCGTTTGTTCCAGACAGCCTTGGAGCGCGAGGCGCAGTTGTTTCAGCAGGCCAACAAGATTTTGGGCGGCTCGCAAACGGCAAAACGCGGTGCCATGCGCGAGGCTTTGGACGAAGGCCCAGGCGTTGGCGAGGCCGTGGCCAACGCGGTCACTGGCGGATTCTGGCCGTCTTTGACCAGCATGGCAGCCCGTGTTGCACGCAGCTCGACGCTCACGCCCCAGGTGGCCGACAAGCTCTCCGACATGCTGATGGCCAAGAACCCCAGCGAGGTTGCTGCGGTGGTGAAGTTCTTGGAGCAGTACGAGAAGGGCGTGGCACCCAAGGCCGTGCGCTCAACAGCCACGGAGCGCGGGGCCGTCATGGGTGGTGCCACATCGATATTCCCGGCCCCAATGGTGGATGAGGCCGAGCAGCCCCGGACCGACATTGACGCGGACATTGAGGCTGCGCCTGGACCAACCGTGCCCCAGATTGAGCTTGACCTGATGGACGAGCTTGAATGAGCAGTTGTTGAGCACTCGAAGCCTTACCCCGCCCTAACCAGGCGGGGTTTTTTATTGGTCGAACGCGACCTTGTTGCGGGTGTCCAAAATGATGCGCAGGTGCTCAGCGGCTGCCGCCTGGCCGTCCAGCTCGGCGCGCTTGATTGCGTCTTGAAGCTCTTGAGCCGAGCGCGTCCAGTGCAGGCCCGGCCCCAAGATGGCGCGGATGTAGGTCCATGGCGAGCATGGCGGCGCAAACCCGCTCACAGGTCCATCACCTCCACATCGTGCGGTTTTTTCTTGCCCGTCAGTATTTCATGGATGCGGCGCTCGGTTTCCCGGTGAGCCTTGATCATGGTCCTGGCTGGCAGGACTTCGAGCAGGTCGCCGTAATCAGCCAGCACGTTGCGCACAGCCTGAATGCCTGCGCCGTCCAGTCGGATGTTGCCGCCCGCCTTGTGGCGCTTGCCTGCCATGGCCATGGCCGTCACAGCGTCCGGCAGCAGGCCAGATGCGTCGGTGATTTCGACGGGGCCGCCATCGCAGTCAAACCACGGGCCGTTGTTGACCAGCGTCTCCATGATGTTCACCGCGTCGCTGACCACGCGCCAGTCGTCGGTCGTGGGCTGTGGAGCCTTTTCCATGGCTTCGAGGCCCTGGTGCATACGCGTGAGCTGGTGCCTGCGCAGGTGCTCTGCCAGCGGCTCGCTGGGGCTGGCCAGAATCACGTCAAAGAGGGTGTAGTGGTAGATGTGGATGGGCTTGGAGGGTTTGCGTTTTTTCATTTCATGCTTTCATTAATTCGGCTCCCAATCCAGCGCACCACTGGCACGGCCCATGAGTTGCCCAAGGCCTTGTACCGTGGGCCATCCGGTGACTCTGGATTCTTGCGCCAAGGGATGTTGGTGTAGTTGTCGGGAAATCCCTGAAGTCGCTCACATTCCACGGGCGTAAGTCTGCGCACGGCCATGCCATGCATCAGTGCAGGCGTGCGGTTTGACCCGCTATCTGCGGCGCTCAGTGTTGGCGCAATGTGTTCGTCATAGCCGATGCCACCGGCAGCGCTCCCTTGACCGCCTTTGAAACAGCCGATTGGCTGCGCCACCGCATGGCTGTGCCCCTTGGTCAGCGTGTAGGCAGGGTCGCCAGCCTCGCCAATGCCGAATCCAGTGGCTTCTCCAAGCGCCTCATGGCGCAGGGCCACCATCGTGTTGATCGGCATGGGCTGCGCCACCGGCAAAACATGCCCCGCATCCACCGCCTGATTGCAAGCAAAGTTGCCAGCATCATGACCGTTGGGGCCAGTGTTGCAAGCCAGTGCGCCAACAACGTGCGCCACTGCCACACTCGCCTGCCCGCCACTTGACCCGCACCCCAGCCCATGCGTGGTGCCGTCTGTGCTGCTGATCGGGTCTTGCGTTGGGTGAAAGGCGATGGGCTGCGCCACCACATTCATGCCCCGATCCGCGCACGGGCTGCTGTCATGGCGAGCGGTTAGGGTGCCAGCGGTTTCGCCGAATTGGGTGATGGCAATCAAGCTATCAGCCGTGTTCACATCGGTGCCAGGTGGGCGGTCGCCACCAGTTTGGTTTCCGCCAGCTCGCAGTGTCGGGCAGACCTGCGAGATTGATTGCATAACCGCCCCCGCTAACTGGTTGCGCACAGGGCCGTCTTTGGCGCGGGTGTCCAGCGTTGGATTTAGGTCGGTGAGGCGACCGCCTGAAGGGCCAATTTCAATGCCTCCGGCAACACCTTCCCGCGCTTGTCGGCTCGGCGCAATATCCCGGCGCACGCCGTCGAACTCAAAAAGAACCGCTGCGGGATCGAAGTCGTTTCGAGCACTTGCGACAACGAACACACGGCGGCGTCGTTGGGCCACTCCGAAATATTGGGCATCCAAGACCCGCCACGCGACTGTTCTTTTGGGTCCAGAAACACAGCCCGCATTTGTCCAACCATTGGGCGCAATAAGTGGTTCACTACCCCCGCATAGCTGTGCAAGGAAGCATCCAAAGGCGTTGTCGCTGGTGCTGAGGACTCCGGGCACGTTTTCCCAGAATACGATGGCTGGCTGCTCTCCGCGAACATGTCGAACTGTGTCAATGGCATTTGCAATCTCACAAAAGGTCAGGGATAAATTGCCTCGGGCATCACCCAAAGACTGGCGAAGGCCCGCAACGCTGAAAGCCTGGCAAGGCGTGCCACCGCAAAACACATCAGGCGCCTCCACCTCGCCAGACAAAATCCGCTCAGGCAGTTCCGTCATGTCTCCCAAGTTGGGCGTATCGGGGTAATGGTGCGCCAGCACGGCGCTGGGGAACGGCTCAATCTCAGACAACCATGCGGCTTTCCACCCCAGCGGGTGCCAAGCCACTGATGCGGCCTCGATGCCGCTGCAAACTGATCCAAATTTCATTTCATGCCTGCAAGTTTCTGTGCGACTCTGTGCAGCCGTGCGTTGAACCAGCGCCTGATCGCATAGCTGCGCACCAGGCTGATAATGGTGAACCAGGCCCCAATGGCCAAGTTGTCCGACAGGGGCAGGTGAATGCCAAACATCGGGAAAATTGCAAGCTGGCTGGCCAGTGCCACACCGTAGCCGATCACCACGTTGAACACGGACTCAATCAGCGATGCGGTGCGGGATTGGTTCATTTTGCAGTTTCCTTGGGTGTCTTGGCGTCCTCAAACATCCAGTCCTCGACGTCTTGCAGCCGGTAGCGAACGTGCCCACGCGGGCCGCCACCGAGTTTGATGAATTTAGGACCCTTACCTGCCATCCGCCAGTTTTCAAGGGTGCCAACGTTGATCTGCAGCAGGTCTGCCACTTGCTGCGGCGTGAGCAGCTGGTTTTCAAACTTCTCCATATTGCTCTCCAGATTGGCCCCCCGAAGGAGGCCCGGGTTATCACTTGGCAGCGGGTGCTGGGTCTGCGGCGAAGTTCACCACAGGGATGTTTTGCGCCTCAGCTTGCGCCTTGGCCTGGCTCTCCAGGTTGTTCAACAGCACCCACGCATTGGTCTTGGTGGGCAGGTCGCCAAGAATGGCGTGCAGAAAGTTGAACTCGCTGACGGACAGCTTAAGGGTGATGGTTTGTTCGTTCATGGTGGGCTCCGGGGTTTAGGTAGCGTCAGCGTTGTCGTTGTTGGCAACGCGCTCGATGGGCACACCGGCCTCGACGTAATCGCCGACGTCAGCAGTGCTGGGGTTCTCAATCGAAAAGCGGTCCTTGACCAAGTGGCGCAGGACTTGGGCCTTGCTGCCAGCGCGCACAAGACGAATCTTGTCGTCTTGCGTGCCGTCGTTGCCAAGCTCTTTGATGAGGTAAATACGGTATTCCATGTGGGGCTCCTGGGGTTAAAAATGGGGTGGACCTACTCGCTGCGTCTGTTGGTGGAGTCGAACCACCGGGTTCACACCCACAACACCGGAATCAAACCGGCCCTCACAGCATCCGCTTTCGGCCCGTAAATCAGATGGGGCTGTCGTGCTCTTCGGCGGGGTGGCCTGGCTCGCCTTGGTCCATCGGCGCGCCCTGCTCCATGTCGATCACGCCGTCGT